TTAACATCCGAAGGTCTTATTGCCATTCTTGTACCTTCTGGGTAGAATAATCCCTTTGATGGCAAAAGATGAATGGGTAAATTTTTCCAATTAACTTCGAAAACAGCATCTTTTTTAACTTCCGGTACCGGTATTTTATTTTCTTCTCTTTGAGGAATAGAAATCTGTTGTGGCTCTATTTCTTTTTTTAATTCTTCTACCTTAGGGGATTCTTTTATTTCCTCTTTCGGTTCCAAAACCTCCTCCGTAGGGGTTTGTTTTATCTGTGGGGGTACGATAGGATCATATTCTAATCCTCCCATTAACTCCTTAGATCTTAGTAATTCTTCCGGTGATATACCTAATAAATTATTCATAGTTTATATTATTTATATTATATAACAAAACACAAAAAAAGAGACAAATTTATGTCTCTTTTTTTAAAATATTTTTTATATTATAAAAATGTATCTGTCCAGTAATCGCATATCCAAGAAAGAGATATACTATAGTTATTTGCTTGCTCATAATCTAAATCCATTGCAGGAATAGCTTCTGAAAGAAAACACGAAGGAATGGATACTCTTCTAAAGACATCTCCCCTTTTATTGAATATAGAAATAACCATAGATCCCACATAATCTTTTTTAATGCCCATAGCTCCCGTAAGGGGATTATAGATTAAATCCGACCATTGTCTTAGAATTTTATAGACCTCCATAGAATTAGTTTCCGGGTTTAGGTTAACTTCAAATTCCATAGTTACCGTCATGTCTGTAGTAGATGGTTCTCCCCCTGCATATCTTCTGGTAGCAAATTTGTAGTTTTGATCGATAGTTGCAGAAGGAGCAATATCAACGGCTAAGCCCGAAAGACTCTTTATCCCTTGAGCTAAAATTCCTTCTCCTTTAAATCTCTGAGCCGCAAGAGGAATACCTGCAGGCGGTTGTATAATAACCTCAAATTGATTGAGATAAACAGGTTCGTAGTTATTCCTAGATGCTGTTGAGTTACTAAAATGTGGAAGTCCAGCCATATTAATTTAAAAATTATAAAAATAAATCTTCGTAATAATCAACGGCAAATTCCATATCGTTAATTGTATATATTGTCTCGTCTGTATAGTTCAATCCCATTTCAGGAATAGCTTTTAAAGGGAAAACATCTCTACAATTAATTCTTCGGTAAACATCACCTTGCTTATTAAAGATAGAAATTAAAATATTTCCTGTGTAATCTTTTTTAAGACCCATAGCTCCTGTAAGAGGATTGTAGATCAAATCTGACCATTGTCTTAGGGTTTTAAAAACATACATAGAGTTAGCATCATTTAAATTCACAGTAAATGAAATACTAACATTCATTGTGGTTTCAGAAGGTTTAGCACCCGCATAATTTCTTTTTGCGAATTTATATTTTTGGGTAGCTACTCCTGGGCTTTTATCTACGGATAAACCACTAACTTTAGTTACGTGCTCTATCAATATACTTCCCCCTCCTACACCATTGGGGCAAGTTATTTGTGCCTCGAACTGGTTAAGGTAAACAGGCTCATACTTATTTAAAGAAGCCTGAGAATTTGAGAAATGTGGTAATCCTGCCATAATGTTTTTTAGTATATTTATCTAATTTCTAAAAAATCTAAAAAATTAATCCAATTAAACAAATTGGGCAAATCCTCCAGATGCAATACCTCCAGTTCGGGTAACAGTAATTCTATTAATAAATTTCTGTATACCTCTTGCTGGCTCTATGATAACATCTATAACCCCCATGTTCATATCTATGATAGCTGGTGTGTTATTAGAAGTATCCATAATAGTTTGGTAAGCATAAATTCCTCCTCCTGATTGAACACCATCTAAATAATTATCTACTAATGTCTTAATTTCAAGTCTAATAGAATCTTCGTTAAAATCAAATAAGTAATTAGAAAGAATAGATTGAACATCGCTTTCTACAGAAATTAATAGATCCCTTACGTGTAAAAGATTAAATGCTGAATTTACTGTTTGGTAAGCTGTTTGGTTACCGAATATTACAACACCTACTCCTGTCCTTTTTATTATAGGATTTATACCGAATGGTTCTAGATTTCCTCTATCCTCGTCTGTAAAATCATATTCTACACCTACTATAGTACCCCCTGAAAGAACTCCTCTTTTTTGCCCTGCAACTATAGAATAAGGTTCTCCTGCTGCAAATTTTCTAACATAGTTATTAGAAACAAATGCTGCTGGCGGAACATTTATATTTCTATTAGATTCCCTAATTGTGATATAAGGAGAAAAGAATCCACAAAATTTAGAACCATCGTCTTCACTAGGTAAACTAAATGTGTAAGACGGATTAAGAGCTAAATTACCTCCTTCTGCAATATATCTGGTTTGTAAAGCCGGATAAGGATTAACTGCAGTAGGTGCATCGGTAAATCTAGGATCTGTGCTATTTCTAAATTGAGTAATAGAAGGAGCATTAATTAATGCCATTGCTTGCTGTCTATTTTTAGCAAGTAAGCTTAATTGACGTTTAGAATTAGGTAGAATCTGTCCGGAGAAAGTATCTACTACGTATCTAAAACTAATTATATCTTTAGCTGCTAATGTCTTAGCTATATTTGTATCAAACATAACATCTAGGATTTCAGAAACTCTAGCATCTGTTCCATTAGGTCTGTGTGATTCTTTCATTGCAAACCCTGAAAGATATGTAAAATCAAAAGATGTAGTAAATTCAGGAATAGATTTAAATTTCTGAACTCTTTCACTTGTTAGCCCAGAATAGTAAAGAACTGGTCTTGCGCATACTACTCTATAAATTCCAGAAGATGTGGTCGAAGCTACCGTAGTAATTTTAGCAAGTCTTTGCTGCTGATTTCCTGTAGGAGGTACACATATATCTAAATCTGTAGATACTATTAAATCGCCTACAGAGAAAGGTACATTTCCGTTAGCGTCTTCTACAACATTAAATGTAGTGGGATTTATCTGAGTTGCATCTACAAATTCAGATATTCCTCCTGCTTGAGAAATTATATCGATTTTTTGATCAGATACAGGTAATCCTGAATTATCTGAAGCATAAGAAGGGGTTAAACCTCCTCCAAAAGTAGCTATATTAGTTATTGTAGTATCATTTCTAGAAACATTGGTAAATGCTCTAGTGTAAACTAAATTGAATTGATCTCTGTCTACTGTTTGTTGGAAACCCATATATTGTAGGGATGTTCCATCATCATTTAGCCATATTAAATCTCCATCTACAATTTCATTGTATTTATTATCTACGTAAAGCTCCGAAGCATTATACCCTAATAGAACATTAGAAACCCCAAGAGGTGCATTAGGTCCAGTCACTCCATTAGGGGTAGAAACACTTTCTATATCTAGATAATCTGAATTACCAAATTGATAAGCAGATGTGTAGAAAGGTCTATTACTTCCAGAAGCCCCTGTATTATAAGAGGCTAGATTAAATGTTGGGCTTACCACTACACCTTGGGCTCTATATGAAGCTATATCTAAAGGATGGCTAAATAATATTCTCAATTCGCTTCCTACTTCGGTAGTTCCTGTAACTTTAAGTTTAACTAAATCCCCTTCTTGATATTGATTAATTAATGCTCCGGTTAAACCTGCGATTCCTTGTACTACCCCTAATATGAATTTCTGATCGCTTGAACTTGTTACCGTTAAAAATTCTTTTAATAAGGTTTTTTGGGCAGCTGTAGATATACCTCCAGTTGCTCCTGTAGTTCCTGATGTTTGAAGATAATGTAATCCTCCCTCGAATAAAGTAGAATTATAAGGAGCAAAAGACTGATTAATAATACCTGCGGTTGCACCGGTAACTCCTGGGTTTAAAGTAAATAATGTACCAACTTTAGCTCCTGTAGTAAAAACTGTTGCCCCTGTTGCTGGGGTAAAGAAAGGTCCTGCTCCGGTAACTCCTATTACATTTTGTGTGTAAAGGTAATCTGCTACTAGGACTTGATCATAACTTAGAAATTTAATTCTAGGTGTTGCAAGATCTCTATCTCCTGAAAGTTCATCTATTAAATGATTACCTACTAAATCTATTTTATATGGGCTGTTACAAATATCATCAAATGCTTGTTCGTCAATAGCGCAGAATAAACCTGTAGAAGGAGTATTTTGATTTACTAAAGTTTGTATGTATTGGTTATTTCCGTTTAAATCTACGAAATCAGGTATGATACACCCAGTAACCGAAGTTACTATATTTACATCTTGATTAGCTAAGAAATTATCTATTTGGCTTTTTACGAATCCATTATTGGTAAAGTAAGAACTCCATTTAGGGTCTACCGATAAAGCTTGATAATTAGTCCAATCCCCTGATACTGCAATTACATCAATAAAATAATCTGAAATATAATCATAAGGATGCATAAAGGAAGGAACATTATTTATTCCGTACCAATCTGCTGCAAAAATATTAAATCCTAATAAAGGAAATATAGAATCAGTAGATTTTCTAGTAATTATACTTACCGGACTTTTTCCTAAATTAGTTAAACTAAATAATTTTCCCTGATCCGCCACACTTAATGTAGCTAAGAAATATTCAGGATCCGGAAAAAAGAATCTTTCTTTATTGTAATATGAAGAATATAACTTTGGGGTAATTACCCCGTTATATTGTTCTGTATCCAAAGAAAAAGATTTGTATGTAACTTCATCTGGTGATGCACTAGATTCGTCGTCATTTAATCTAAGAAGATTCAACGCAAAAACAGGTCCTTGACTCAAACAAGTGAAAACCGATCTGTGAAAGAAAGACCCCTTATTTTCTAAGGATCTATCTATATCTCCAAATATAGCAATCATTGTCGTAGCATCCGGTATATAAACCGGAGTATTGAAAGGACCAATATTAGAGAATCCTACAACTAGACGAATTGTTTGAGATGTTAGTATAACATTTTGGGAAGCGTCAAACTCCAACGTATAAACTCCAGAAGCTTTAAACTGAGAGTAGTCTATTTTAATCTTACTTGCCATTATAATAATATATTTTTAGTCAGTGTATATATCGTATTTGATTTCAATTTCCTCGGAAATATTTAAGAATCAAATTAAACCGCTAAAATCCTTATAACTTTTACCTTCTTTTGTTATATAAATATTTTTTGAATTTCCCTCCGAATCGAATTCAGGGGTATTCATACCCTCTATTTTATTTATTATTATATTTTTATAATCACTATCTTCGAGCTCATCAAATAATTCTCCTACCATTTGTCCAAAATCATATCCGTCAAAAAGTCCAGATAAATTAACTAGTGTCATAGCAACATCATCATGTCCGCTTTGTGCAGAATATGTTCCCCTAGAATTTAAGCCGAAGGTAAACATTTCTAAAATTGTATGTTTTTTTTCCGTTATAATTATTCGGTCTTTTCTAACGAGCGACCTTAATAATTCACAGTATTTCATTTTTATCTTTTCGTTATATTTTATTCCAGGCTTAGCTAATCTGGCATTTTCTGTGTGTTTTGTAAAAAGAAACATTTCATCATAAAAATCATCTTTAGATATTAGCTTTTCGTAAAACATATCTCCCTTATAATTCATCTCCAAAGCTATTTTAACTCTATCCGGATTAAATACTTTAAGAATTAAATTAATAACTATTTTTGTAAAATCATCAAGATTTATATTATTTTCTCTGAATAACCCAATTTGTATAAGACCAAAAAAATCGGATTCATCTTCAAAATCATCAATTTTTTCGATAATTGATTTAGGTAAAGGGGTTAATTTAAATATATTCAATACTGTATAATCTCCTTTATTGCCTTCGCTAAGATCTATAGAGAAAACATATCTTTTACCTTCTTCGTCTGCATCATCTATATTAAATTTGGGATGCCATGTTAGATTTTCATAATTGATATCCGTATCGTGAAGGCATTCGATTTCTGCCCATTCATATTCGGATTCATTATTTTTAATTTTTTTCAATTCATTAGACCCTAGAAGTAGGGTAGAAGAACTTAAAAACTGATTACCATATTCCTGGTTGAATAATTCTTCACTCCCTAGATTGGCCATCTCGGTCTGCCTCCAAGCTTCGTCTCTTCCGGGTACTTGCCACCAATCCACCCTAATCGGATTGAAACTGTTTTTACCTTCTAAAGCTAATTGATAGATCTCATAAAACTTATTCATCCCGTTGGGGGTAGAAGTTATTATAATTCTAGAAACTTTAGAAGAAGAAACCGTAGGGTAAGTAGATCTAAAGAAAGCTTCAATGAAATTAGGATTAAT